GAATTGCAGTCGGTTCGGCTCTATGCTTTCCCTTCAGGTCAACGCCAATCAGCAAGGAAGTTGGTTCTATCCTTAATTCAGCGCGCAACTGATTATACCAACCCTGACGGTCAATGTTTGTCAGACCCACCCTGCTAACGCTCGGTGGGTCTTTCATTGTACACTCCTAGCTCTACCATTGAGGCAAGCCGTATCGCAGGAACAACATGAGCAACATTTGGATCGACCAGAAGTACGCAAACCAACTGCAATTCAGGCTCGAACGGTTCAAGGTCAAGAAGCAAAGCCCGTATGTCGCCAACTTCCGTTGTCCCCTCTGCGGTGACTCCGAGAGGAACAAGGTCAAGACGCGCGGCTACCTCCTTGAACACAAGGGCATGATCTCATTCAAGTGCCACAACTGCCAAGAGAGCATGTCACTGCTCAGGTTCTTGGGCGTCGTTGCGCCTAACCTTCAGGATGAGCTCCGCATGGAACGGTTGCGTGAGCAGGGTTCCTCGGTACAGACGGCGAGGACCTACCAGACGTCATATAGTACGTCTACGACGCGCCTGACGGATACGAACGGCGAGGTCGTCAAGTCGCCAATCAAGCTCGAGAAGCTGTCGAGTCTCCCGGCTGATCACCCGGCGCGCGAATACGTTGCGGGTCGTCTGATTCCTACCAACCAGCACCACCGCATCTACTTCACCGACCGCTTCAAGGCTTGGGTCAACTCGATCGTGCCTGGCAAGTTTGAGGACATGCGCTCCGATCACGCGCGCATCGTCTTCCCGATGAAGAACCGCAAGGGTCAGGTGATCGGGATCAACGCGCGTGACATGTCGCCGACCTCGACGCTTCGTTACATCTCGGTCATGTTCGACGAGGATCACCCCAAGGTGTTCGGTCTAGAGCTTGCCGATCTAAATAAAGACTCCTTCGTCATTGAAGGTCCCATCGACTCACTGTTCGTTGACAACTCCTTGGCTATGGCGGGCGCTGCGATCAGCGACTTGAAATCCTTCATGGACCCCGCGCACGCGATCTTCGTCCTCGACAATGAGCCTCGCAACAAAGCCATCCTCGACCAATACCGCAAGGTGATCAAGGAAGGCTATCGTGTGGTCATCTGGCCAGACCACGTCAAGCAGAAAGACATCAACGACATGATCCAGCACGGTGGCATGTGCAAAGAAGAGCTGTCGGTGATGCTTCACAAGAACACGTATCAGGGTGCGGTTGCTCAACTGCACTTCAACAATTGGAAGAAGGCATGACAGACCAAGAAATCGTAGTAACCAAGCGTGACGGCGAAACCGAGCCACTGAACTTCGACAAGATCCACAAGATGGTCAGTTACGGCTGCGCGGGCGTCACGGGTGTGTCCCAGTCCCAGATCGAGATCGACGCTCGACTGAAGTTCTATCCCGGCATGAAGACCTCTGAGATCCAGGAAGCCCTGATCTCGGCTGCCGCACAGCTGATCACCGAAGACACGCCGAACTACCAGGTCGTCGCGGCTCGCTTCGTGAACTACCACCTGCGCAAGATCGTGCACGGCTCCATCGAGATGCCGGGTCTGTACGATCAGATCAAGCGCGTCACGGACCTGGGCTTCTACGATCCGGACATCCTCGGCAGCTGGTACACCAAGGCTGAGATCGATCAGCTGGAAGAGTACATCAAGCACGATCGTGACTTCGATCTGGTGTACGCCGGTATCGAGCAGTTCCGTTCCAAGTACTTGGTCCGCAACCGCCACACCAAGACGATCCTCGAGACTCCGCAGTTCACCTACATGCTCATCGCCATGAGCCTGTTCCACAACGAGAAGAAGAATCGTCTCAAGTGGGTCAAGGACTACTACGACGCGATCTCGACGTTCAAGATCTCGCTGCCGACGCCGATCATGGCGGGCGTTCGTACACCTCAGCGCCAGTTCTCGAGCTGCGTCCTGATCGAATCGGGCGACGACCTGGACAGCATCGCGTCCACCGGTCATGCCATCATCAAGTACGTCGCCAACAAGGCTGGCATCGGCGTCAACGGCGCAGCGCTGCGCCCGCTGGGTGCTCCTATCCGTTCGGGTGACGCTACCCACACGGGTGTCATCCCGTTCTACTCGTTCTGGATGAAGGCGGTCAAGTCCTGCTCGCAAGGCGCTGTCCGCCCCGGCTCGGCAACGCTGAACTACCCGTTCTTCCACTACGAAGTCGAAGACCTGCTGGTCCTGAAGAACAACAAGGGCACCGAGTTCAACCGTCTGCGTCAGATGGACTACGTCGTCCAGTTCACTGGTCTGGTCTACGAGCGCATCAAGAACGACGGCATGATCACGCTGCTGAATCCGCACGATCAGCCGGGTCTGTTCGATGCCTTCTACGAGGATGCCGACGAGTTCAAGCGCCTGTACGAGCTGGCTGAAGCCAACCCGAACATCCGCAAGAAGCAGATCCGCGCACGTGACTTCGCTTCTGCCTTCATGGGTGAGCGCAAGGGTACGGGTCGCAAGTACCTGATGAACGTCGACAACGTCAACGAGCAGGGTTCGTTCATCCCGGGTCGCGCTACCGTCCGCATGACCAACCTGTGTGTCGAAGTCACTTTGCCGACCGAAGCCCTCGGCTTGCACGTGTACGAAGAGAACTTCGGTGAGATCGCGTTGTGCATCCTGTCGGCAATCAACATCGGCATCGTCAGCATCGACCAGCTGGAGAAGGTCTGCCACCTGGCGGCACGCGGTCTCGACAACCTGATCGACTTCCAGACCTACCTGTTCCCGGCGTCTGCCAAGTCCGCCCTGAAGCGCCGCCCGATCGGCGTCGGCGTGATCAACAAGGCGTACTGGATGGCCAAGAACGGTCTGTCGTACACCAACCCGACGCCGGAATCATTGGCCAAGGTCCACCAGTACGCCGAAGCCTTTGGCTACTTCATGACCAAGGCGAACGTGGATCTCGCTGAGGAGCGCGGGGCATGTGAGCTCTACCGTGACACCAAATACTCGCTGGGCGTCTTCCCCAAGGACACCTACAGCCTGAACATGGACGACTATGTCGATCCTACATTGTATCAGGACTGGGGTACGCTGAAGGAACGTGCACTGAAGTTTGGCGTGCGCTTCTCCACCACCATGGCAGGTATGCCGGCGGAGACCTCTGCGTCCATCTCGAACGCCACCAACGGTTTCGAGCAGGTCAAGCAGCTGGTCACGGTCAAGGGTTCTAAGGACGCCCCGATCCCGCAGGTTGTGCCGGAAATCCGCAGGCTGAAGAACAAGTACGAGCTGCAGTTCTCGCACCCTTCGCCGCGCGGCTACCTGCTGAACCTTGGTTGCTGGCAGAAGTTCTTCGACCAGGCTATCTCGGTCAACACGAACTACAACCCGGCGTTCAACCCGACCGGCATGCTGTCGCAGGAAGTCCTCATCGACGACCTGATCTTCTTCCACTCCATCGGTGGCAAGAACCTCTACTACTTCAACCAGCCGGACGAAGCAGGTGAGCAGAAGATCGATGATGATGCCCCGGTTGCTGCCGAACCCGTCGCAGAAGAAGCTGAAGAAGACTGCGACAGCTGCAAGATCTGACCCTTCTACCAAGGACCTACATCATGAGTGAATTCACCGCGAACGAGATCTATGCACACGCCGTCGACCTGTGGGGCATTGACTCCCAGGTCGACATCGCCCTGGAAGAGCTCGCCGAGTGCAGCTTGGCGACCTCCAAGCTCTTCAAGCGCCAGTACACCAAGACGCGCTTCCATGACCTCGCGAGTGAAATCGCGGACGTCCGCATCGTCCTGGAACAGCTGCAGTTCATCTTGCGCGAACGCTGCTCGACGCCGGAAGGCTGCGAGGGCGAGTCGTTCGATGAACTCGTCGAAGAGCAGTACAAGTACAAACTCGACCGTCTCGCAACGCGCGTCGGTCTCAAGGCAGACTGAACCTCCAAGAAGAAAACGAAAGGAAAGACTGAGTGACCACATGTTTCTTCGGACCACCTGTTGAGCTTGCGCGCTACGACAGGCAGGTACACCCCATCTTCGAGAAGCTGACGACTCAGCAGCTCGGTTACCGCTGGCGCGAGACGGAAGTCGACGTGACCCGTGACAAGTCTGACTATCGTGGTCTGGCTTCGCACGAACAGCACATCTTCGACTCCAACATCAAGCGCCAGATCCTGCTCGACACGAAGCAGGGTAAGGCTCCGGCTGCCATCTTCGGCGCGATCGCCTCGCTGCCTGAAGTCGAGAACTGGCTGGTCGAGTGGACTCAGTCCGAGACCATCCACAGCCGCTCCTACATGCACATCCTGCGCGGTGTGTACAGCAACCCGAGCGAAGTGTTTGACTCGATCCTCACGATCCCTGAGATCGCGGCTACCGCTGCCAGCATCGACAAGTATTACGACGCGCTGGAAGTCTGGAACGCGATGGGTCTGTTGCATAGCAAGGGCATCTGGGATTCGTACGATCGCTTCGAACACAAGAAGATCCTGTGGCTCGCCTTGATGGCAGTCAACGCGCTGGAAGGCATCCGCTTCTACGGTTCGTTCGCATGTTCGTGGGCGTTCTATGAACAGAAGCGCGTCATGGAAGGCAACGCCAAGCTGATCAAGCTGATCTGCCGTGACGAGAACCTGCACCTCGCCGCCGTCCAGCACATGCTGAAGATTCTGCCAAAGGAAGATCCGGACTTCGCGCGCATCGCACAGCTGACCAAGGACCAGTGCGTCCAGATCTTCGAGGAGTGCGTCCAACAGGAAGAGGACTGGGGCAAGTATCTGTTCCAGTACGGATCGATGATCGGCATGAACCTCGACATGTACACCACCTTCATCAAGGAGCGTGCTGCGAAGTTGATGCGCCAGGCGAAGCTGCCGACGAAGTACGAAACCGGCGACTCGCTCCCATGGACGAAGAAGTACATCTCCGGTGCGGACGTGCAGGTTGCGCCGCAGGAGACCGAGCTGACCTCCTACGTGGACGGCGGCATTGACCAAGACATGAACGAGAAGAGCTTCTCGAACACCCCGCTCAAGAGGAAACGTAACAATGGACATTGACAGCGCTCGCCAGCTGGCACTCCAGCACGCCATGGACACCGACCACCACGGTAGCGTCGAGGGTCTGCTTGCAAATGCGCAGAAGATCTATGACTGGCTGCAGGGTTACAACATCAAGTCGACCGGTCCGATCTACCGCAACCATGACACCAAAGGTCAGCCCGTTGAAGGCGGTTCGCTCGGTGAGAAACTGACCTGATACTAGATACCTGAGTACACCATAACTCAGGATCTACAACATGCGCGTTACCTGTGGCATCGACTATTCGATGACGTCTCCAGCTGTCTGCATTCACTACGGCGACAGCTGGAGCATCGATGGTTGCTGGTTCTATTTCCGCACTGGCGTGAAGAAGAACGAAGTCAAAGTCGGCAAGATTCAGGGAACCCTGATCGAACCGTACAAGTCCGAAGAAGAGCGCTTCTACAACTCCGCCAAGTGGGTTGAGCGCATCCTCGAGACACATGAAACCCCAAGCATTGTATCCATCGAAGGCTATGCTATGGGAGCGAAGGGCAAGGTGTTCCACATCGGCGAGAACACCGGTCAGCTGAAGCTGATGCTCTGGCAGAACAACCTGCCGTTCATCGTACCGCCTCCGACCGTGATCAAGAAGTTCGCGACCGGCAAGGGCAACGCCGACAAGCACAAGATGGAAGAAGCGTTCCTGGCTGAGACCGGCGTTTCGATTCGAACACTCCTCGCGCAGAGCGAGAACCAGATGAACCCCTCGTCTGACATCATCGACGCGTACTACATGTGCAAGTATGCGCACCACAACCCACCAAAGAGTTGATCATGAGCAAGTATTTGACTGTAGGCGAGCTGCGCCGGATGTTGGAGCACGTTCCGGACGACGTGATCGTCGTCGGCAACGAGTTTGATCACACATATCGCCCGTTCTGGTCAATCGGCGGCTACACGACCGTTCTCCGCGACGAAGACGACCAGTACACGGAAGACATCTTCGTGGGCGAAGAGCTCGGTGAAGAGACCGAGTACGGCGTCCGCACCAAAGCATTCATCATCGAGTAACAAGGAACACAAGTGACCATTTCTGCAAAGATCATTGCTGACTCCATCTCTCCGAGCGGACAGCGCATCACCACGTACGAGCTGGAATACCCGCGCTTCATCCATGCCGAGTTCATGACGCATCGTCTGTTCTCGCGCAACGCCGCGTCCAGCCGGGCTATCCCGGTTGCCAAAGCGATCGAACTGATCATCGCTGACACCGCCAAGCCGATCCACTGGGGAAAGAACCAGCCGGGCATGAGTGCGAAGGAAGAGTGCAACGCGCTTATCGCAAGCCACAGCGAATTCGACGGTTACGACCGCGAAGGTTGGTGGTACGAAGCGCGCGACGCGGCGATCTACCATGCCAAATACTTCAACGACGCTGGCTACCACAAGCAGATCGTCAACCGCCTGCTGGAACCGTTCACCCACATCAAGGTCGTCTGTACCGCAACCGAGTACGACAACTTCTTCTGGTTGCGCCGTCATCCGGATGCACAGCCCGAGATCCAGGAACTGGCTGAACAGATGTGGCAGGCTCGTGAGAAGAGCACCCCGGTCGAGTTGCTGCCTGGCAGCTGGCACGTTCCGTACTTTGAGGACGGATACTGGATCCCTTCTGAGTACAACGACGCCGATGGCGAGACCTCGGTATCCGGCGCGACCCTGGAAGACGCCATCGCGATCTCCAGCAGCTGCTGTGCCCAGGTCAGCTACCGCCGCCTGGACGACTCGGTCGAGAAGGCTCGTGACATCTACAGTCGCCTCGTTGAATCGAAGCCGGTTCATGCATCGCCGTTCGAGCACCAGGCGACTCCGATTGAAAACCCGGAAGACTGGCGCGCTCATCCGAAGGACTGGGAATACGGCGTGACTCACTCCGATGTCAACGGCGAACAGTGGTCCGGCAACCTCAAGGGCTGGATCCAGAACCGCCAGCTGATCGCCGACAACGTCTGCACCAACTACGATGGCAACTCTCAGCGCGGCTGAACTGCGTAAGTACGAGTGGAGGATCCCGACGTTCCTGGAGCGCCTTGCTTCAGGAACGTTCCTCAACACGTCAAACGCAGAGGTGCGTCTGGTCTACGCGGGCGAGGGCTTGGAAGAGCGCCTGCGTAGTGACAAGGTTCGCTCCATCAACAAGCTCAAATTCTTGGGTGATGACGGCGTAGAGTACTCTCTACAAGACCTCCTCAAAGACAAAGGATTCGGCGGTGGAAAGAACCCTCTCAATCGTGAAGAAGCCGCAATCGCGCTACTTGGACATCGACTGGCCATCGCCCATCACGAACTCGGAACGAGCGTCGCTCCAGTCGTTGTGGGAGGAAATGCGTACCTTGTCAGCGAAGTCAGGTCCACTGGTGGTACACCGAAAAGCGACTTCCACTTCCTCGGACCCGATGGAGAGCCTGTGCTCTGGGTTTCTCACAAGCACGGGCGAACCGCCCACTGCTTCCAACAGTGGGGAGGCTGCTCCAAGCGCATCGAACCTGCGGTACATCAGCATCCAGAAACGCAGGAGTTCGCCCTCTCGATCTCCAGTCGAGATTTCGGCGCTGGTACCACTGTCGCAAGAGGAATTCTCGACGCCAACCTGAGGCACATGTCGGTCTACGGCAATGACTTCGGCAAGGAGTACGGGCAGAACAATGTTCAGCTGGTGATCCAGGGCGAACCGACCCTGTCTGCCAACACCGGCAACACTCACTTTGACATTGGCGCGTTCGCCGTTCACACTAACGGTGAAGAGATGCCGGACGACTACCGCCCGACATTCATGGCGATCTACCGCACCGATCGCAACGACTTTGGTATTCAGAACTGTCGCGTCGGCATCTCGCCGCGCAAGGCTCGCCTCGTGAAGGAATGGATTGATGAACAAGCTGGACCACCTGCCGCACCTTGAAGACCTCATCTTCCAGATGGGACCGAAAGAGTTCGTTGGCTACGTCAGCGACATTGAACTCGCCCACAAGACGGCTGACACCGCGCTGACCATCAAGTACGACGGTAGCCCGAGCCTCGTTGCAGGCATCGACTCGACGGACAATCGGTTCTTCGTGGCGACCAAGGGCTTCTTCAACAAGACGCCTGTCATGTACAAGAGTCAAGACGACATCGACAAGATCGCCAACCCAGGGTTGGCGCACGTCATGTCACACGCCTTCGCAAAGCTGAAGGATCACCCCTTCTGCGGTTGTATCCTGCAGGGCGACGTGATGTGGTGCCCCGGATCGGTCACCGAGCATGCTCAGGGTGCCTTCTCGAAGACCAACGTTCTTTCGTACAAGAAAGAAGTCAACTCCGACCTGGGAATCGTCTGGCACACCGTCTACGACAAGTCCGGCGAAGCCTTCGCTGCCGGTACCACGGAATTCTGGGCAGTCCTCAACCGGCTGTTCCACCATGGGTTCGTCTACGGTTCGACGGTCTGGCACGGTACTCCGACCCTGCCGGCGACTCCGACGCGTGTGGTCAACCTGGACGTCTTGCTCAACAGGATCCGCCACGCAGCCGACCAGATCACGGCGCTTCACGACGGTCCAGATGACCACGAACGCGAGTACTGGAAGACGCACTTCCCGAACATTCGTGACCCGGAAGTCTTGAAGCAGGACTATGCGCGCTCCGTGCATCAAGCCTACGAGAAAGAGAAGGCGAAGTTCAAGACGCAGAAGAAGCACGACGAGCTGAACCTCGCCGTCTTCGACGCCCTGCGCCATGCCGCCCGCGACAACCATTTCCGCATGGCCAGCTACTTCCATCTGTACTGGCTGGTCTTGGAGTACAAGCGCCAGCGCCTGTACGGCTACGAACACAGTGGACGTCTCAAGCCGTATACATACGACGTTGAGACGGACGTCTATCTCCCGGCTGCTATCGAGGGGTTGGTGTACCGTCCCAACGACGGCGTCGCGTGTAAGTTGGTCGATCGCGACTACTTCACGCGGCTGAACCAAACCTCTCCATACTCAAAGCAGTCCCGGAGCAACACATGAGCAATTTCCAGAATGCGGACGTATGCCCCGCCGCACGCATCGCATTTTCTGATCCGCCGACCGATGTGCATGAAGCCATCGAGTTCCACAAGGCTGCCAAGTACATCGACACCGCCATGGGCATCATCAAGACCGCCTATGCAGCCGGTTCGATGACCAGCGGCACGTACGACGACTTCCTGTCTCACATCCAAGACGCCAGCGAAATCCTGGAAGAACTGGGTCTGTTGGAAGATCACGACTACATCACCGAGGACCTGGAGCCGCGCGCCCTGGAGCTGCTCGACACCGATGACGTCGATGTGACCGACGAAGCCCTGGAATTCGACGCGCACGACAACGCCTTGTTCGGCGAAGACGAACGCCTCGACTGACCTAAATAACTCCAGTTGGTTAGGTCACGACAAACCCATCTGGAGACAGAATTCAATGAAGAACATCCGCTCGCTGCTGGAAGCAAACCAGCAGCGTACAAAGCAGTCCAACACCGAATCGAGCAAGAACGAGAAGCAGGCTCAGAAGAAGCCTGTCGGCAAGACTGACCGCACTCCCGGTTCAACTGAGTCCAACCCTCAGAACCAGAAGGATCTCAAGCCGATCACCGGCTCGAAGACGATGACTGGCCAGCCGATCAACAAAGCAGACACCGCGCCACCGCTCTATCCGGAAGTCGGCAAGGAACGCAGGACTAC